GTCTACAGCTAAAACGGTACCCTAAATAATACCCCCCCCGCCCTACTACGTCTACAAACCGCCTGAAGTCTTTCTATTATGGCATTTTTCGCACAAACTCTGCCAGTTTGAGGTATCCCAGAACAGACTGCTGTCTCCCCTGTGCGGTGTAATGTGATCTACCACAGTGGCTGGGGTGGTCTTTCCCTTAGCACTACAGCTAACACAAAGCGGCTCCCTTGTTAGCCAGGTAATCCTAGCCTTACGCCACCTACGATTATAACCCCTAGCGTTTGAGTTACCCCGTCTTTGCTCATGGTCTAGGGGGGTACCCTCTGGGGTGCTCCAGGTTTTCTTTATGCGTCGCGTTGTAGTACAGCTACACTTACGCTTCATGCAGTAGGCACATAATCCCACAACTACCCCTAACGTGTACGCTACGCATGGTCACAGCATCATCCCTGCATTATGTGCTTCAATGGCTTCTATTGCTTCATCAATGCCATGCTGACCAGCCAGTAGTAGCAGCTCCATGATGTCATCATCACTGCACCCTTCCAGATAGGCTACTGCACCAGGTGATAACCGTTTCACTATTGCAATTAATCTTCCAAACATTTTATTCCCCTTAGTTAGATAGTATTTGCTTCCCCTTTAATATCGGTGTTTCAGTATAGCAAACTGAATAAAAAAACGCGCCTGCCGGTTGTGGGGATTGTTTGGAATGACCGACAGACGCTTTCAAGGGGGAACGCTAATTATAATTGAACTATCGGCATAACCGTTAGGCTACTTACAATGAAAGAATGAAGTACACAATTACTCGCAAATCTGGCAACGTTCAGATCATTGATGCACAAATCAAATCTGTTCGTCAGCATGTGCCAATGCTCGCGTTGTCAGATCTGCACTTTGACAATCCCAAATGTAACAGGGATTTGTTGAAACGTCACCTAGACCAAGCTGTTAAACGTAATGCGTTCATCTGTATCTTTGGCGATCTGTTCTGTGCCATGGAAGGTGCTGGCGATCCTCGCGCCTCAAAATCTATTCGGCCTGAGCACATGCCTTCAGCCGGTGGCCCTTATCTTGATCTCATTGTGCATGAGGCAGTTGAATGGTTTAAGCCATACGGCCAGCACTTAGCGCTTGTGTGCCCTGGAAACCATGAAACCAGCGTCCTCAAACGGCATGAGGTCGATCTAACTGATAGGTTCGCTCATATGATGCGATCCTCTGGCGCAATCACGGTTTCTGGTGGTTATGGTAACTTCTGCAAGGTTCGACTTGAATACCAGAAAAACAAATCACAAACCACTATCTATTCGCATCATGGATACGGTGGAAGTGCTTCATGGGGACGGCAGACAAACGCCTTTCAAAAGTACATGACCCAATGCCGAGCTGATATGTACATAGCCGGCCACATTCACAGGAAAGAAACCTTTCCGCACGTGCAGGCTTACATCGACACTAGGAATAAAGTTAAACAGCGCAAAATAGACTTCATTAGAACCGGCACGTACAAAGATGAATTTAGAGACGGTGCAGCCGGCTGGGCTAATGAAAGAGCCATGGGTGCAAGACCGCTGGGTGGTTACTGGGTAGAGTGGTACTTTAGAAACCGCAACTGGTACCGCAAAATTTACGAAACTGATATTTAATCCTGTTTCCTAGTTATCTTTAGCATTTTCTGTAATTGCCAGATCAACGTATTTTCTGCGTTGCCTTTATAAAGCCTTATAAGTTCTTCCAAATTAGCACGCATTTCAGCACGGTATAAATTGTGATCCTCATGTGCGTTTGCCAGGTTTGTCCTTAGTTCGTCGGCTTCGGTGCTTGCTCCTTGTAGGATTTGCCAGCTATGTTCGAGTGTACCCCATCCGGCGCCATTTGCGTTAGTGAGAACATTACATTCACACCCGATCACAGCACCTGAATGACTCCACATGCGTTTAGGTTTCATTCCGCATTGATTACAATCTGCCAAATGATCTGTGCCGTGTTGGCTTAATACGCAATTTCTGATCCGGTACTTCAACCTAGTTAAATCTATCATTGCTCTATTTCCTGAAGTGAGATTGCAACGTTTCCAGGCTTTTCGACGCCGTTACGGAATACGTGCAGTTCATCTATCTGCTCATCATCTTCAAATACCCCTGCATGATCCATTGCATCCAGTAGGCTTTTGAGGATGTTGTCCAAATCCCTCCGGCGTCTATCCGGCATAGTTGCAATGACTGTTAGCTTCAGCCGGCCTGTTAGTGTTTCACACCCTTGCAGCTGCTGGACTACATCTTTTCTGTACTGCCTGCCTCTAGGTGAAATAACCATCCGGTTGTTAAACTTTCGCCAGTAGGTGTTTACGGTTGGCGGATATGGCAATATGAAATTCATACGTCGTAAATTCCTGCAATAGCTTTAGCTTCCAGCCAGGTAATCGCTTTAGTCGTGTAACCGTAGGGATCAATATCTTGGATTACATGCTGCCTGAATTCACAGATAGCGGTTGAACCAATCGGCCACCATCGCTTTTTCCAGTTGATGTAATCCTTAAACGGTGATTTTATACGTATTCCAAAGCTCTGTTTTAGGTCCCGAGCTGCTTGTTCAAACTTAATCGGTTCGGCTGGCACTTGGTCGCTAACCCATTCGTGGATGGTTGTTTGTATCTCCCAGTCCTGCGTTTTTAGGTTGCTGATCCATTCGTAAAAGCTAATCGGCTTTTTGTTATTAGATTCCGATAATTGACAATAATCATCATACATTTGCAGAGCTCTGGTAAAGGGATTACGTACAACCACAGCTCTCCGATAGTGCAGGTAGTCATCTGGGATTTTTGTGCTGTGTAGGTGTGTCCAGTGTGTCTGGCCAGAAGCCATTAAAACCATTGCACCTTTACGATCACCCAAACAGTTGTGGATCCCGCTTGCCTGTGTCCCGGGCGGCGTTAGAATCACCAGCTTTTGTGGCTTTAGAATTAGCACGTTTTGGCCTCCTGCCGGCTGTAATGAATGATATAAGATGTGCAATTATACCAACCTGTTTAAAACCTGCTTTTCCTAGTTGTTGGTCGAGTTGCGCTAGAATATCAACATTGTTCGTGATTACTTTGCACCGTTTGTTTTCACCCTGTTTGATGTATTTTGCTCTGAGCACTTTTCAACTCCTTCAGTTTGGATTCCAGGCTGTTTATAGTTTCAGGATCACCGTGTTTTTTCAGTTTGCTGATCTTCTGCTCTATGCTGTATATCTCGCCAGCCATAACATCGGCTTGGGTTGTACGTTTTGCCGGAGCTGCTTTAGGCACTGGCTCAACGTCCATGTGCACTAGAGACTTCCAGCCATTAGCGATTGCACGGCTCACTTTTAATTCTAGCTGTTTAGAATCCAGATGTTGCACGGTTTTAGCAAATTCCTCTAGCTGCTGTTGTGTGTAGCCACCCATCTGCTGACGGTACTGATACCACTTTTCAAGTTGTGCTTGTCTGGCTGGTTCCATCCCCGAAAAAAAACCAATCCCCTTATTATTATTTTTTTGTTTTCTTATATTTCTTCTTCTGTGTGCCGTCTCCGTATCCGTCTGCGTATCCGTGTCCGTATCCGTTTGCGTATCCGTTTGCGTATCCGTCGGCGCGCCGCCATTTCCATCACTGTGTTGGTAAGTCCTGTAATTGCAGATACTTACAACGGTAAACTGCGCGCCGCTCTGCGTGTCAATCATTTGCATGGCTTTTAATCGCTTAAAATGCCGCCTGACCGTGTTTACACTGCAGTCTAAATGCCTTGCAGCCCGGCCGTACGACATAGCAAATTGGCCCGTTTTTAGTGCTGTTCCGTTGTTCAAAACAACCGGCTTAAAGTTTGCTTTGCATAGAATCCACATCCACGTTTTAAATAGCCTCGGGTCTTCAAATACTTCTGATTCTAGAATCCTCCGGTGAATCTTTACGTATCCTTGCATTGCTCAGCCCTCAATATCATTTCCCCTATGAACTGTGCAACCTGCGGTACTACCGCATTGCCTAAACATCTAAGTTGGTCCACCCGACCGGGAAACCCATCAGCCACTCGACCCACGTCGGGTTCAATTTCCCACTGTCGTCGGCCGACGTCCGAACGTATTCGCTCAAGTTGCCCCTGTAGTTCTTCGATCCCAAGAAACGACTCGACGCCGCTCCCTTGCCGGCTGACGCCGTCGGGGTCGGTATGAACGTCTTGCGGCCGTCCGTCGCGATCGGTGTCGGCCACCGCATCGGCTGTACGGCTTCCGCTGGATTCGGTAATCTTCCCTTCCTGAACTTCTCCGACCGTACTCTCATGGTCGCTGTTGGCGTACCCAATGATGAAGACCCGATCACGTCTGTGAGGCGCACCAACGGCGGCAGCCGGTATGCAATGCCACTCCGCGTCATACCCGATCTCGGCCAGCTCTCTGAGAACGTCTCCAAACCCCCGAACAAGGAGAGCTGAGACGTTTTCCAAGAGTAGGTATCTTGGTCTGAGTCTTTCCGCAATTCGCACAATTTCGTAAAATAGGCCACTTCGTTCACCTTTTAATCCTTCACCCTTACCGGCTACGCTTATGTCCTGACAAGGAAACCCGCCTGCTATTAAATCGACGTAATAATCATTGTTGTCGCCGGGTGGAAAAGTTCGCACGTCATTAAAGCGCTGAACTTCTGGCCAATGCTTCGCCAATACTTTAGAGGCGTATTCGTCACGCTCAACTTGCCACTTAACCTCAAAGCCTCCGGTCATCTCCAAACCTAGACCAATGCCGCCTATACCAGCGAATAGTTCTCCCACTTTTAACATATTATTTGCCCCTTAAATATAAATATCTACAAATCATATAAACCGTTAAAACAACCCCTGTTAAAAGACCTGGCATCACTATCCCAATCGCCAACACGATCCCTATCTCGAGTTGTTTATTCATAAAAAAATAGCTGCCAATGTCCCCACTGGCAGCTGTAACCCAGACGGTCGCAGCCACCCGAAAGTTTTATGGCTGCTCCCTAAAATGGTATATCGTCATCGCCTTCGACTTTCTTTATGTCATCCTCTAGCTTTTTCTTGCTAGCTTCTTCCGGCTCTAGAAAACGCTTGAATGTGTTGCGTTTGGTTCCGTCTTTCTTGTCATAGGTTCCGAGAAACCCCCTCCCAGACTTGTTAAACATATCGCCTGGATCACAATCGCCATCATTCCAGAATTCAATACATCCGATCGAATTACATAAATGTTTCAACTGATATAAGTGGTTTTCATCGATATACTGATGAATCAACGCAGTGTTTCCATCCGCCAGGAATACCCTAAACTTAAAAAACATCTGCTGCAAACCAAAGTTGCTGACTGAATCTTCAGCGTGAACAATCTCGAAATCATATTCACCCTCTGGCACTAGCCAGCTGGCATCTTTAACAGTATTCGGATCAAATTGCATACTTAACGCTCCTATAAATGCATATATTTTCCAAAGTAACTAAACCTATACGTACGCCGTGGTTGGTTTTAATCCATGATTGGATCTGCTTCAAAGTCATGCCGTCAAAATATCTAGGCAAGTCTGTGATGCACTCAAACGCAATACAGGCGTCTAATACTTTCCTACTAACTCGCACCCGTCGCATTCAATCGCCCCTCACAATATTCAATAGACTTGTTCACCAAATCATGCGGCAACTCCTCCAAGTGCTGCACTTTGGCCTTCTGTAGCCACTTATCAACAGTTACCTGCCCTATGCCAGCTTCTTTGATTAAACCTCTTAGAATTGCAACCTGAGCATCTGAGGCTACTTCTACGGCTTCAACGCTGGCGTTTAGGTGCTTTTCCCCATACTTCTTGGCAAATGTCTCAAAATCCAACGGAAACCGCTCATTTAGCTTGAATCCCTGCAAACGCTGCTTCCTAACACGAATCTCGCGTTTATCAGTGCCACGCAATAGGCATTCCAGCCACAAATCAAGTTCATGATCCATCAGATTCATGCCGTCAAATGTGGTTTCATTGGTTTCAGAGCCGTAGTCCTGTTTGCTGTGGCATATCAGGACGGCGTTCATATCCAGCTTATCAAGCCATTCAAACAGAATTCTGACCTGCTTGTTGGCTTCACGCCGATCCGCACCAAAGTCCGTCCCAATCTCTTTGCCGTTCCGCTTCAGCTTTGCACACCGTGCAGCTTCGACGCTGTACATCTTGCTGAATGAATCAATCACGACAGTTTTAAAATCGTGCTTGTTGGTTGCCAGCCATTTAATCAGCTTGATTACTTCAGCTATATCTTGGCTGCCATCATCACGTCCAAAGTAACTAGCCCCATTGGCTTTGAGTTGGTCGGCGTACCATTCACGCTCGGCACTGCCTTCAACGTCTATAAATGCCACGGCTGGAAACTGCATAGCAAACACAGTTTTACCAACCCCGGCTTTGCCCGAAAGAATGATCTTTGCTCGCTGGCTACCTCTAGCTTTTGGCTTCTTGAATGGATTCCCCATTTTCTATTTCCCCTCTTAAAATTTTCACAGATTCAGGTGCTTTGATTTCAACCTTAGCACGCGAGTTATTTACATGATGGAAAACGATTACACAATCATCATTGATGCGTATTGTTTCCCCTTTTCTACGTCTTAAAACTAATCCCATAATATCCCCTAATCAAATACACTTTCTAAAATTGTTTGCTGTTCGTCTGTATCCCTTAATACTTCGAGCAACTGATCCGTTGTCCAGGCTAATTCGTCCACCGGCACTTCGTAAACAGTGGGACGCATTGCAAAGATGTTTGCGTCGGCAAAATCTGTCCATTCACTAGCACCGTAGAAATGGACCTTCGAGCCGTCAAACCTCATGCAAAGATAGAACGTAACGCATTCTTCATGCATCCAACGGTATCTGCTGATCCTGATTCCGTCAGTGGCTTCGTTGAAATTCCAGCCGGCTTCAAATGGTATACAGCAGACGCCAAACAGCTGCCCGGTTGTCGACCCTTCGCAGGTAAAATCATTAGGGCTCTCAGAATAAGACCACTGGTGATAAATGCGATTATTTACGCACCATCTACTAAATGCCCATTGCCCAATCAAGTGCAACGCTACATCTGCTGCCGTGTAGCTTCTTCCCTTGAATCCCTTTGTACGCTGGCCAAACTCTGCCAGCTGCTTTGCCTTAGAATTAATGCGGCCTCGCACTGCTTTGGGTACTGTTATTATTTCAGCACGGCCAGATTCCATTTGAAACATTCCCTGCTTCCCCTTGTCTAATTATCTTTCAAACTTAAACCCAAACCAACAGCGTTAGCCATTGCTTTCAATGTGTCGCACTTCGGCACCCTCTCCCCTTTGATGATCCGGTGCCAGCCGCTTCTAGATAGCCCAGCCTTGGCTGCCGCTTCTGCGACAGACAGGCCGAGCCGCTCTCTCCTCTGCTCTATCTTTTTAAGCATTTGTCCCCAGCTTTCCAGCTTCAAGGGTTGATTTATAGTTATTGCAAAAAACGCAAAACACTAAATCAATACTTCCTCAGCAGACTCACAAACATCGGCAACAAATCCAGCACGCTTTAATTCATTCATAATCTGAAACTTAACGTCTTTGGATCGGTTGACTTTCCAAGCAAATGACTGATTTGCACAGCTGAAAACTTTCAGGACTACTCCATCGAGAAGGTTTTTCCAGTCTCGCGAATCACAATCATCAAAATCAAAATAGGCGTTTATATCACGACCGTAGCCGTTTAAGTATGTTCTAAAACCCTTCCATATATTTGCCTTGAATCCTGCCGAGTTCAATTTTGCTGTCAGCTCTACTATTTGCATCTGTTTCATTTTTATTTCTCCGAAGTAATGTTTAACTCTCATATGTATAGTATCGGTTATCTGTTGCCAGTTGTCAACAATAATCCGATAAAGAAAACACGAATATTAAAAAAATATCGTGTTTATTTCGTCAGTAGATGCCAGACCAAAGAGCCAACCGCTCCGGCTAACGCCGTAAACGTGCTACGGGCTAGCCATTTATTATTGTCTTCCATCTTTTCGATTCGTTCTTCAGCTAGCGCTTGCCGTGTGCCTAGTGGCGGCTGTCCATTTCCCTCATGTAGCTTACAAATTGGCTCTAGACGTGCTGTGAGACGTTCCAGCAGTAGCTTGATTTCGGTTATGTCTTCTTGCATATTTAAGACGCCGGCGGGCGGATCGAAACCCACGCCGCCGGCTTCCCTTCGGAGGATCCAATTATACTTTGCTACTGCCGTATTCTTCAGATGTAATCCATGCGTTTAGGCTGGTAGAACCGCCAGCACTTGCAACCGTTAAACGTACGTTGCATGGATTCAAATTGAAATTAAATGCTCCATCGTCTGACAGCTTGCCTTCGTCGCCTATGCTGATCCAAGTGGTTCCATCGTCTGGGCTAACTTCCAGCTGTAATGTTGCACTGTCCCACGTGCCGGAAGCTATAACTTGCCCTGTTCGACCGTCCCAGTTCAATGAACTGGTGGAACCATTGGCGGTTTGTGATGTAAAAACTTTATCGTACGTATACATTTTTTTATTCCTTATTCGGTATTTTATAAGCTAATGAATTAGCGATTTTTGATCCTATTTTGTGTGCGATACCGGATATACTGCCTCCGCCGCCACCACCGCCACCTTCGTATTCAATAACTAATTGAGCAGCTTCGCTTGCGCTGGAATAGTCGTACGACCTTAACAAAACGTATGTATCGCTTGCACCACCTAAATCAAGCCATAATGCAAACATCATGGAGTTTCCACTAGACCATCCTGCACGGTCTACGATTTCCTGAACAATATCTTTGATGTCAGGACTTGTCTTTTGTCCAGAACCCGTTCCAGTCACAAAATTAGTTATGCCAGCAGTCGTGAAATTGCTTGCCGCTAAATCACTGCCAGCAGTAGGGGCAGATACGTTATCTTTGTTAAACCCCTTTACCGACAGTGTTCTTGAAGCAGAACTACTTTGATATGGCTTTAGGTAGGCAGATGAGATTGTTGCTCCCTGTGCAACCGTTACATTCTGGAATCTGAAATAGCCTAAAAAATGGTCTACATAATTAGGCCAATTATCGTAGTCTAACATCATCCCAATTGTTAGTGATGTCCCGCTATTTTGGGGAGTCAACCAGCCAGAAGTTGGAGTAGACGCAGAACTAGTAGATTTCAGTGACCTGCCATCATCTGCACTTGCTGCTACTGTAAATGTTGTAGTAGTTGTCATTTAGCCGATTTCCTTATCCGTAATCTTTCGCAGCACGATATTAATTGCTGCAACTACGCCACCAACGATCGCGGCAACTTCCGGATTTTCTGAGACCCATTCTCCATTTGTTAATGCTGTTAATGAACTAACAATAAACGCTAGAACATTAACCCAGATTGTTTTTGACTGATACCATTTTTTCATATCGGCAAACATCCTTTCAAACTAACTGCCCCAACTGCCAACAGCCCCAGCAATAACAGTAAAGCCGTCCACTTGCGTTTCGTTGCAACTGCTTTTGCTTTTTCTGTTTTAGCTTCAATTTTATCGAGTTTGTAGTCTTGCCGGCTAGCTTTTTTTGTTATCGGCTCCATCTCGCCGTGAGTGTAAATATAGGAACCGTCACTTTGCCTGTATCGTTTTTTTCGTCCTACCATTAGTACACCCTTCCGTTCTCGGTACAAATAACCCACGCGCCGGTTAGTTCTGCTATCTCTTGAGCCTGCTGCTGGCAGCTCTCTACGAACCAATCTTTTCCAGTGGCTGCAAACGCTTTGGCTTTATAGTTGCTGATTACTCCCTGCTTCGCCCGGTCGCTGTCTGATCCATCAAACATGATTAGCTCATTTACCGTCACATCATGGCCAGCCAGCCAGTCTAGCGTTAACTGCCGATCTTTTTCAAGCCTCGCCGTAATTATGGTTATCGGCTCTTTTCTTGGCAAATATCTAAGCCGAGCCGGTACCGTGTACCACTGCTCAAACGGCTGATCGTGACAAATTACCCCATCCATGTCGAAAGCCATTCGTGCCAGGTATCCGCTATTGAATAGGTTCCACTCTAAAAGGTGAGGCGGCTCCAGCTCTTTAGCAAATAGCTCCGGCTTGCGTTTTGCGTGAGGGTTTACGTATACGGCAGCCGTAGAGCACTTAAACGATTCCAGCCGCTTTAAGGTGTTACCGTTCATTACGGTGTCATCTACAATTAAAATCGATTTAGACTCGCTGGCTCTAAGCCGCTGGCCTTTGCCTACTTCGGTTATATAGCCATTATTCAACGTAAACAGTGGCAAATGTAAGTGTGTCGCAATAACGCTGGCAGGGATCATACCAGACCGAGGTACTCCACAAATTCCATCTATATAGTGTGGCACCTGTTCGGCCAGCTTCATTGCGTCCGCTACTAAATCTGCCGTGTAAACTAAGCGAGCATCTCTATACGCTGGCGTTGGCTTTAGGTTGTTTAGCTTTGCGCGTCGTTTGTTGCATCCACCGCACGGTTTAACGCCTGCTGCTTTCGTCACCCTAGCAACAGTATCCCCCAGCCCTTTTTTAAGACCGCAATTTCTGCGTGTGGCTTTTTTCTTAACGGCTCCGCAATTTAAGCATCGAACGCCTTCCGCTTCGTCTGTAAAAACGCAATCCATTGTTAGCTACTGCTTATTTCAACCGATATTGATGACGCGTTGCATAAATTTGACGGGCAGAAAAAGCCCTCAGTAGTAAACCAGCAGCCGTTAGTATTTGAGCCTAAATTTAAATCTTCTACTATACAATCCTGATCTGCCAAAACGAAATAGCCGATTGTTTCATAAGAGCCAAACCCAGTATGATAAAGAAATAACAACTTCCAGTCGTCGCCACATCTAAACAATTCTATTCTGCCAACGTCACATGTTATGGGAGTATAGCCGCTCGCTTCATATGCCCATAAGCAGCCGCCAAGCGTGCACGGGTCAAACCCCGCCTTAGATTCGCTATCGTCTATCTTAGTTAAGGTAAACGTATCGTTTAGGTTTGTGCATGTGCTGCAATCGTCGTTATTCGCAACGCCTGTAATTGTTACTTCATATTCATCAGGAACGTAACAATCACAACCACAACCAACGGTGTAGCTTGCACATCCAGATTGTTCGCTGTCGAGATACTGATTCACCCAGTTGTAGATTCCAAAACCTACACCAATCGTGTAATCTGTACCATCGCAATTCAGCGTATCAACCACACCCGATGGCGTTAGCTGAGTTAGTGCGCATTTATCACCATCGACCGACACAAACTCAAAATTAATATCTGATCCTGCAAAATCTATAAAAACAAATTTGTTCGACCCACATTCTGTTCTTTGGTCGACATTGATTTCGATTCCTACTTCTTTTTTTGTGGAACCTGTACCCAGATCAACACTAACAGCATTAGTAATATAAGTGGATGTTCCGCTTACGTTCTGCCGGCCTCGAATTTCAAACACGTTTTCAACGGCACCAGGAGTGACGTCAAAATCTGGCTTATACTCCACCTCAATCCCGACCCAATTATCTTGATCCTTGTAATCAAATGCAAACAGCATTTTCTGATTTCTAACCGGTGCGTTGGTGGATGAATCCCAGCAATGCGCACCGTCGGTCGAATCGCATGTATCCCAGAACGTATATAACCACCATTGAAATTTTGACGCTACTAAAAGCGTAGACAAATAAGAGGATGCGAGGTTTCCAGTCGGCGTTAAATAATGGTTTTGACTGTATCTCCACCCTTTAGAATCTGTGCTAGTATCGCAGCTGCTTAAATCAGAACTACAAGCATCGTTCCTGATTTTCCAAATCTTAGTATCTTCTTCTGTAAACACACCAACCTGGTCAAACGATCCGCCGTTGAGATTCATTGCCGACGGGTTTCCATCTGTTGAGCCAAAGTACTTTCGCTCAAATACTGATTCATACCAGTTTTTACAGAATTCTGATCTGTAAACTATGCAACAGTCACAATCACAGCCTGCGTTAAATCGTGATAGCATCTATTCACACTCAGCCATATCAACAAACCAATCATTACTCATCGTATTGCGCTTTATCATTACATATTGACCGCCTGCAACTGCTGCATCTGCAATATTGTATGCAGTCAACCCATACTCAGAATATATAAGGTCTCCGTCGTCAATATAATAAATATCTACTTGCCCATTTCCGGCGGTTATTTCTGACCTCGCACTTATTCCGTTAGGGGCTTTGCCTATCGCTGTTTGTGGTGATTCTACTAACCATAAGCCACTCTTAAAATCTCGGAAGCAACGGACGACGGTATCTACTGGAATTGGAACTAGCGACTCATTGTAAATATCAATCTCTCGATCGGTTAAGTCGCCTCCATAAGATTCTCTTTTAGTTTGGTTGCTAACTGTCTTATTGTCTCTATCAACATCCTGCACTATTGCCTTACCACTGCCAAACACATCGTCCGTTTTTGGTGTAATGATTTCCGTCACTTTGACTAAAATCATATTTTCAATTGCTACCTGGCTTTGTGCTCTACCTGCTTTGGCTTCCAGTTCACGCACTCTTTGCCGGAGGCTTTGATGGTCAGCTTTAATCTTTTGGACGGCTTCGGCCGTCAACATGAACCCTCTAGGCATTGCTTGAACTTATATTAATAGGGTTGCCGTTGCTTGTTAATGTGCTGACAGTTACCACGTCAGGATCGTAGACAATACCGCCGTTAGGCTTCAAATTTAGCGTTGTAATAGTTCGAGCTAGTGCCGTTCTAAAACAATCAATTGTTCCGCCTTGCGCGTTACAGGTTGTAATTGTTCCGGTCCCGTTATAGGTTAGCGTGCCGGCTTCCAGGTTAGCAGTTGTAATGTTGCCCTCTACTTTTGCATTGCCGCCGATTAGATTGACGGTAGTTAGTCCGGCTTTACTATTCATGTTACCGCCGTAGCCTGTGAGCGTTGTAAGTGTTGCACCTGCTCCAGCGTTTACAGTTCCACCGTTTAAGTTAATCGTGGCTACGGTTGCAGTTTCTCCTGATCTGGCTGCTATGCCTACGGTTCCACCGGTTACGTTTAATTCGTCTATAGCTGATCCCTTCAAGTATAAGCCTTGCTGCCCTGTGGACGCTCTAGCGGTGCCTGTAACCGTTATATCTATTGCCGAGGTGTTAACGTCGATAAAGCATAGGCCCGATCCATCAAACGTTACCCCGCTACATATCAATTGCAGATAACCGGCTTTAGTTCCAATCTTGCCGGTGTAGCCTTCCTCAATAATTAAATTGCCGAGCGTACCGTCGGCGGTTCTATCTAGATTCGTTGTAACGTCGCCGGTGTATTCGCTTGTAAAATACACGTTGTCACCGGCTGTCGGAATTGCACCGCCGAGCCAGTTGGCTGTATTTGCCCAGTCTCCGTCACTATTTCCGTTAGTCCAAATTATATTTGTCATTAGTTGTTCATCTTATCTTGTAAGTCTTGAGGGTTTTGGATTCCCCACCAAGTGTTGAAATTTATCTCTGGGTACACTCCGTAACGCAAATAAACAGCGTTAGCTTGTTCAAGGTCTAGCTGGTTTCCGTGTCCATCCAAAAGAACCGGCTCAGCAAGTGGTAGCCCTTGCCCGTCTACTATATTATTTTTAGCTGGAGCGCCTTCGCTGACCATTTTATTGCTGGTTTCGCAGTAGCCTCTATCTAGTATATCAAGCCGCCAACTAAACAAATTATCTATCAACAGCTCTACGTCTACGGCCCAAAACATCTTTCCATTTTTGATTTTTGGGCTAACGCTAACCGCCATAACTCTACAACAGAATGGTTTAGCGTACGCTACTTCTTGCAAAATACCGGGGAACTGTGAAAGAAAAGTAATTTCATGAGTATTCACCAAATTAACGTAACGCAGCCAGAATGTCGGATGCCACCAGTCGTTGAATTTCAAATTCATACTAATACTAACTCGAATTCGAGAATAGTCCATTTCCGGTGGCGGCTCAAACGGGGTGAATACTGAATTTGTCAAAGGGGTTGTGTCTTCGATGCCTCCTAAAAAATCCCAGGTTGTATTCCAAGGGTTAGGAATAGGCGGCTTCGAGCCGGCTATCCCAATTTGGTCAAATTCAAATTTTCCGTCTAGATATTCGGTACCTTGTCCCAAATATGCTCCCCTTAACGCCGCTCTACGAGTGTTAACCGTAGAAACTCTAATAATTGCCGTTTCTTTAAGCGGGTCATCTGTCGGCTGCCCATTGGAATCTAAGCCTTTCGGCTCTTGACCGTCTGGCCCGTCTTTACTGTCTCCTGGTTCTCTCGGTCCAAATGTTACGCTAACATTCCAAACAAGTTCTGCCACAGGAGTTGGATTAACTGATTTTACGAAAGCAAATGCGTCTTGCTCATTGCCTATATTATAGGACTCGCCAGGAATCGGAATTCTGTTAGTTCCATCGTCGGCGTTTAAAACAATCAGCGGGCCATCGTTCCGGTCATCTACTTCAACCTGGTAAACCACGTTGAACGTTATCCCGCTCCCGATCGTTTCGGATGCCGTCCATCCGTTATGTAAAATCTTTACGCTTGTAACTGCCATTAGATTCCTACTATTGCCGGCTGTGCGCCTGTGTTGTTTTCAATTTTCGCCAAATGCTGGTTGGCTTCTTGTTGCGCCTTTATCTGTGCCAACTGGTGTTTTTGCAGCGCTTTAATTGCATCTGTTCTTGCCTGCGCTGCTTCTACCGTTCCGCGTATAGCAACGCCCACGCCTGCGCGGTTTGCAATAATGCCCAACGCTTTAGCTAGCTTCTCTACTTGTTTAGTTTCTTGTTTTAGTTTCTCTGTGTTTTCTTCTGCAACGTCGCCAATTGTTTCAGTTTGAGCCGCTGCCGCTGCTACGTTATCGGTACTATTGGATAGGTTGTCTATTTCATTCGTTGCCGTTTCTGCGCCGCCTGCTATCGAGTCAAACGCCGCGTTGATACCGACAACCGCTCCAGCCGCTGCGATCCCTGCTCCGGCTAACATAGCCCAGCCTTTCGGCCCGCTAAATGCCATGGCTGTAGCTTTCGCCGCTGCCAATGCTCTTAACGTCGTAATAAAACTTTTAACTACCTTAGCGACTTTGCCAATCATTTTAATCGTTAACGCAAACGCGGCAACGCCAGCTATAACAGATGCCGTAAATTTAACGGTATCCATGTCTAGCCCTTGTATCCATTCGACGACCACAAACCCGACATTTAGCAAATCTTTCATAACAGGAATTAGCGCCTGCCCTATTTCTCTTGATAGTTTTTCAATAGCATCTTTAAACGTAGACCATTTACCTTTTAACGTGTCGGCTTGCTCGGCCATTGCGTTGCCGAACTGCCCCCCCTCGCCCGCCAAAGAATTCATAGCGGCTTCAAAATCGTTAAATGAAATTTGCCCAGCACTAACCATATCCCGTATGGCTTCTTCGGGTACTTTGAAATGATCGGCTAAGGCGCTAATAACAGGGATTCCACGCTCAGCTAACTGATTTAGCGTTTCGCCCATTAGTTTACCTTGGCTTTTAATCTTGCCGAATATCTGGGCTAGGTCGCCGATGTTAGCATCTGCCGTTGCGGCTAGGTTGCCTAACACAAATAAAGTATCTTTCACTTTATCGGCACTAACGCCAAACGCTAAAAGCTGTTTAGCCGACCCTATTAGGTCTTTTAATTGGAACGGTGTTTTAGCAGCAAATTCTGTTAGCTGTTCGATCAGTGCATTAGCGCTTTCTAGTGACCCCGTAAACGCTTTAATCGCAATAATATCTTGCTCTAACTGGGCCGCTAATCCTATCCCAGTTTTAAAGAACTGCAAACCGCCTAACGCCGCTGCGACCTTTGTTACAGTGCCGATAACCTTTTTACCGAATGAATCCATCGAGGCATTAGCACGGCGCACTCCAGCCTCAAACGGTGCAGTTTTAGCCACAAAGGTTGCCGCAATTGATCCAATGCTAGCCATTCTTTTTACCGTACCTCATAGCGTTAATATACTGATCATCTATGACCTGTTTTTTCTTTTTGCGTTTGAACTCAGGCACAAACGCATCTAGTTCCAACAGGTCGCTTTTATTCGTTGCTAATAGGTTTAACACTATTGAGCAAAGATAGCTAGTTTGTAGCCAGTCTTCGCCGAATGGTTCCACGTGATAAAACGCGATCCACTCATCAAACGTTTCCGCTGGCATATCTTCGAGCATTTGGGGAACGTTCCAAACGCCCAAAGCCAAACCTAGCTTGTAGGCGAAACGGCGTCGGCTATCGTTTCGCAGTTTTTTTCCAGTTCCTCAATTTCATTGTCTCCGAAACCGGCAAAATCACTGCAAGCATCAAACAACGCTGCAATAACTGCGCCGTCTAACTCGCCTAGTGCTTCCATATCTGCCAACGTCAACAGCGGCTCACCTTTATCATCAACCAACATAGTAATGATTAATCGACGCCTGGCATCTATGTTAACTTGTCCGGTTTTCTTGTTTACGACTGCTCTTTCAAATCTGCTCTTTTCCGCCTCGCTTAATGATTTAATACGAAACGTCAAATCAGCAATTTCAACAGTTTTAAACCGTCTACCGGCCCGAGAAAATAAATCATTCTTCGTTGCTATCGTCATCGTCTACCCCTTCAATCTCTACCGACTCGGGAGGTTGGTTAACGCTCGACGCTTCGCCGACGTGTTCCGCTACCGCCTTTTTAACTAACTCCGACACATCACAGGATACGGCCTGTATAAAACATACCGGCCGTCCTGATTCCGTGCCACAATATCCAACGTGCACACCGTCTATAAGAATCTTTTGAACGTCGTCAACTGATTCGTTTGGGTGTGGCTCGAATGATACTTTCATTTTATCCCCTTTCTAAATTTTATGCGTAGGTCGGCTGACCTGCCCATTTAATGCTAAACTCACCTGACAACAAAGAACCGTTTTCCGCGTCTGGCCCTGTGCTACTTGTCAGAAAACCGGTACCGCTCAACGTTTCGCCGGACGTGTAGGTTATAGTAATTGTTTCAGCAGCTTCACTAATCGGCGGAAACGTAGTAAAAGCCGGGTCCCAATAAAATTCACAGCTAAACTCGCCGCCGTCAATCAGGTCATCAGGTACAAACGTTTTGTAATCCGTTGTGCCCAAATGCGTCGTTTCGATGCTTTCGCGGCTCATCTCAGTGCCGCCAATTCGTGTATAGTTTGCGGTAAATCCGCTGGTGCCAAACACGATAGTGACACCATTTCCAGTCTGTAAAGCCACTGTAAAAGCTCCTTCTTAAAATGTCGGGATTGATTCCGAAAATACAATTCTAAAGTCTAAGGCTGTAACATATAAACCGTCATCACTACCGTCGGCAGGTACTAAATAACCGCTGTCGCGGCTTTCTAGGATACAGCTTTTTATTGTTTCACTACCGGCGGTTCCTGTGTATCCCTGTAACGCCTGGCGTACCGCTTCCGCTACGCTTTCGGCCTCTAACCGGGTTGAACTAAAACAGGCCACCTCTACCAGCGATTCAACAAAGCCAGCCGATGCGCTAATTGTGTGCATGTGGTCGCTGCGTGTTTCGCTTAGTACTACCGCCGGAAACGTCTCATTCTGCGCTAGTGCGTCTGGCCTGATCCGCGTTGATACTAAATCAGTTACGCCGGTAATCGTTAAAAGGTAGGTTCTAAGGCTGCTGCATACTGCGCTCATTTGCTGGCCGCCTTTCTGATTGCTACTTCTAATGCTTGAACACTTTTAGCTTTCATTTTAGAGGCTGCCGCTTGTGTTCCTGTGTTTCTGGCTCTAGTTAGATAACCGCTACCGTAAACCCGCTGGCCGCTGTCTGTATCGCTCCAGTAATACGCACGATGTCCGGCGTTTACTAAATGTGCATGTGCCCCTATTACTGGGTTGTTTCTGTAGGCATGTCCGACGGTTACCCCGATTACCCCAGCTTTTCGCCATTTGTTGGGGTTGTTCCATTTGGTAGACTTTTTCACGACAATAGAACGTCTCAAGGCATCTGTCTGACCGCCTCTAGCAATCTTTGTGGATCGGCTCCATTTGCTACTAGTTCCCGTTTTTCTGCTTTGCGGGGTTTCTTTTTTCAAATGCGATTTGTAACCACTACCGGCGGCTGTAATAACCTTACGCTCAACCTCGCGCCGTAGGCTCGGCGTCAATGCTTTTAATCGTTTATAAAAGTCGTTTAGGTCGGACTGGTTGACATTCATATCGACGTTGAAGCCAGTATTTTCTTTTACAGTCATTACACATCCTCCCGACAATACAGCCACACTTCGCGCTCGTGGGTGTCTCGGCGTTGTACGCTTTCAATGTGTAAATTCCGGCTATCGTATACGACGCGGTTTTCTGGCGTTGGAAACGTGCCCTGTGGGTATCTGATCCGCACTAAATGCGAAACCGTAGCGTCTACCTGCTGGCCGCGTATCTTTTCCGCTCCGCCCTTGTCGATGACTTCGGCGTAGCAAGTTCTATAGGTTGACCATGTGCCTGTATGCTGGCCGGCTGCGTCTACCGTTGTTGCTCGGCTTTGCAATTGCACGCGGTGTCTTAGCGTTCCTGATCGTACCACGTATATTCATCTCCTAAACGATACTGGTTAATCAGGGATTCAACGGCCATCGGCACTTTTTGCGGACTGGCATTAAATACCACTGCTTCACGGTGCTCAAACATATGAGCAACAAGTAACAAAGCCGCCTGTTTGATTGCCTCCGGCGTTGAGTCACTGTCGCCGTAACCGCAAACGTAGCGAATCCTAACGGCGTCGGACTCTAGTCGCGTTGTCGGCCAGCTTTTGGAATATGCTGGCTCTACAAACGCCGGCTCTCGGCTATCGCTTACGATATACTCGGAACTTGCCAGGGTTTGTTCTACCCCGTCGCCGTCTTTGTATTTAACGCTAGTCACGCTCTGCAGCTGGCCTTTAGGCAAATAAACCCTGCCGTTTACGCTGTGAAACTTATCAAAGATCAGCTCATAGGTTGCCGTGCATATTTGGCGGCTAGTACGGTTTTCAATATAAGCCGTAGCGGCTTTTATGAAATCGTCTATTTGGCTATCAAACGTGCTGTCGTCAATAGCCATGTGGGCTTTCGCCTCGGTGCTATTGATTGGGTAATCCGTCGCCGCTGTGATTGTCTTTATAGCGTAGTTATTCATCTACTGATTTTCGCTTTCGCGCTCTTGGCTTCTTTTTTACAGCTGCCTCAATAACAGGCTTGCTGCTAGCGGCCTTTCGACCGCTAACAGCTTTTGCCTGGTTGCTATCAATGAGGCGCTGCGCTTCGTCTTCGCCTACGTCGATTATTTCACCACAATTCTGGGTAAAACCGACGCCGGCTCGACTTACTAACAGCTCAACCTTCATATCTAACCCCTTACGCCTGAATCAGGTGTTTAATTGGGTTAGTGCCCGCGTCAATTACGATAGAATCAACACGTGAGAAGGCTACGAATCCGGTCTGGTCGTAGTCTCGGTATCGCTCATCCATTCGAGCCAATCGGACTGGCCCAGCATCGCGAATAACGAACTTAGACATGTCGCCTGCGATTATCGACTTGTTACCCGTAGCGATGGATGACATCTCTTGTAAAACCACCACAGGCTTTCCAAGAATAGTGTCAGGATCGTTAGCCGTTAGGCCAGCTTGCCAGAGGTATTGACCGTTAGAATCTTTCAGCTTACGGATAGCAGCTTTAGTGCTGTTATTCATTGCAAGTCCGAAAGATGCTGACGCCTGATAGGCTGGATCAACGCTGTTGATCAAGTCGATGATTTCATCGAAAGTTACAGCGGTTGCGCTTGCGGCTGTTACGCCTAAGCTCGATCCAGTTACGACGCCCTGTGGTTCGCTTGAACCAGTACCAGTTACAAAGTAATCTGATGCACCGCGTGCCAGACGTTCGCCGATAAGTGAGCCGAGTTGGCTGCCCATATCAAACGCACTATCTTGCATCAACTCGGAAGAAATACGCACTAACTTAGAGGTTAGCTTGTAAGCTCCCAGCGTTACGCTACCGTAGGTTACGTCCTGCTCTGAAACTTGCGTATTTTCAGCAAGCAAGGCGCCCTTATTGCTAGTATCGTTAACGGTTGGCATTGGTAAATCATTACCGGATGCCGTACGCATAACGTTAGCAACTCGACGAATCCCGCCGTATTGCAGTAAAGCCTGTTCTAGCGAATCTGCAAAGCCTTCAGGAATTAAATTCCCACCAGCCGATGCCGGAGTTGTGGCCTGCGCTCGTAGCTCTTTTCCGTAACCGTTGTGAGAATAACGCGGTGCGTTACTTCGCAGGTTGTATTCAAAGTAGCTTTGACGAGGATCGACGCCGCAACGGTGAGCTGCTTCGCGTTGTTCTGGGCTGAGGTTAACACCGGACTGGAACAATGCCCAGGCTCGCATAGCGTCACGCTTTACAGCTTCGGTAACTCGTCCGTCTCCGGCTTTTTCAGCTTCGTAGTTTGCACGATCTTCGGCGCCTTTGATGGCGTCTAGTTTAGCGGCTACGTTTAGCGCTTCCTGTGTAGCGTTTCGTTCTTCGTCAACTCTTTCATACTCAGAATTAAGAACGTCCCATTTTTCACGGTCTTCTGCTGACCAATCGGCTTGGCGTTCGCCTAGTTCTTGAATTTGCGAGGCTAAACGGTTACGTTCTTCCTGCAAATCTTGCATTTTATCAAGTGACATATTCGCACCTTTTTAGTTTAGTGTTGGATAGGTGCATTCAAAAAGGCTGCACCTATATTGCCTGTTTGAGCAATAAAGATACAGCCTTTGCGGTTTCACTTTATTTTTGGGGCCGGTTAATACTGAGCGTTTCGCCGACGTTGTTTATTATGCTTATTTAACGTTCTAGGTCAAACTTAATTTCTCGGAGCCTTACCCGAACAGCGTCAATCTCGCTGTTTTGTTCGTTTTCCCAGCGTTCAAGCGCTGCCCGTGCTTCTTCGACATTTTCAGCGGTTCTAATGCCGCTAGTCGCTGATTCATAGGCCGGATAAGTTACAACAGAAACGTCATACAAGTCAGCGTCTTTAATGTTTCGGTAGGTGTTGCCGTCTTTCGCTCGCTCTATCTCTTGGCCTTCGCTGGTTACGCTAAACGCAAAACTAGACCCGCTAACGTCGCCGCGTTTAACGCTTTCGGCCAGGTCTCGTGCTGTTTGAGTGTTTGGCATATCTACCTCATACCGCAACCCTACGCTGTCGGCGGTCATTCTTAGCGTACCAGACTTAGACCGGCCTAATACGTGATTAGGATCGTGATTGAATAACGCTCTAACGTCCTGACCTTCAGCTAGTGCTCGGTCAAACGCTCCAGGCTTAATGCGTTCAAAGTATTCAGGCATCAGCTCGTATTGAGTGCCTGCATCATCTGCCCGGTAGTAAACTGCTGCATATCCGCTGATGACATTTGTTCCGTCTTCGCGGGTTTCTACTGTAACCGCTCGCTGATTTGGAAATTGCTTTTTCAATTTATTGCCTCGCTATAGTACGCGATTACGTTAGTTTTGAATGATTTGGTTACTGCATTTAGTGCTGCTCGCATTTGTTCACTGTCTGCCGTGTTTAGAACTTCACTTATTTCACCGGCGAGACCAAAGAACAAACGATTTCCGATGGATTCGATTAATTCCGTTGCATTGCGATTCGTTAATCCAGCGTAAACCATTGCCGCCGGCGTTATTTCTTTATGCAAACCGATAATTTCGTCTTCATACCCTACCTCTAACCAATTAACAAAGCGTCCGGCGGTCTTTTGCTTCGCTTCTCGATTTACCTTGCGTACAAGGTAGGCTGTGAATCGTTCTACGGCGTCATCTAATACCGTTTTAGCCGTTGCTCTTAAATCGTCGTCTGATTCGTCGATTATTTGCTCGGCTGGTTCTAGTTCTGCCGGTGTCTCTTCCGTTTCAGGCTCTTGATCCGCATATTCCATGTTGAGCGGCCGTAAATATTTAGACCCCAGACCGTCAGGCCGTGGGTTTAAGTTTTGCATTGCCCTAACTTCGTCAGGAGAGAGAATACCGGCTTCAATGCCCGTCCTGAATATGCCGTATTGTGTCGCAATATCGGCCGCTACTAACGCGGCAACGTTAAACTCAATAAACCTGCTGTTCTGCTCCTGCTCGGCTGGCGTTAATAACTTCAAATAGCATTCAGCTTCAATAGTTTTGAGCCAATGCGACAAACAGCCATTCAGATAGGCTCGGTTTTCCTGCTCTAGGCTGTTGTAGCTGGCTTTTGAATCGTCACCGAGTTTATGCGGTGGAATATTAAACCAACGAGCTATTTCTTTTACCTGCTCTTGGCGAGCACCTAACATTTGCGTTTGTTCAGGGGTAAATTGTCCCTGGTGAAACTTAGCGCCATCTCTCAAAATGACAGACTTGAAGGCTGCATCTAGCTGATCGTAGGTTTTACGAAAGCCGCTTTCTAGGTTGTCGGCTCCCTGTTTAGTCATGCCCGGCGGCACTTCTAAAATTCCACCAATCCGGCCGCCGTTTCTAAAATACTTTGACGCAAATTGTTCTGCTGCTAACGCCAGTGCAAATGCTTCACGGGCTTTGTAAACCATTTGGCAATCAGATTCGCCGTTTATGCTAATTTGTTCGATATGTAAAATATTGGAAGCTGCAAAGCCGTGTAAATCGCCGTCTATCTCGCTCGTGTAGTATAAAACGCCGTCTTTCGTTCTGGCTGGGGCTGTGCGATCCGGCAACAGTGGAAACAATGCAATCGGGTTACCCATTGGATCGCGTTCAATCAATGCGTAAGCGTTAGACCAGATTAGGGCATGAGTCATTAACCGACGCCAGAACTTAAACGCGCTCATTTCAGCGTTAGGGCGATATTTAACCAGCTTCTGGGCTGGGTGTACTTCGTCTACTTCTCTACCCTTAACGCCTAAATCCGGCCGGCGTCTGTAGACGTTTAACGGCAGCTTTGCAACATCTCCGCTAATTAGGTTTACCGCTTGAAATACTGCGCCAATTGTTAGCGACTTTTGCGGGTTTACAGTAATTCCTGAGCTGGTAGTCTGGTCGCCAAATACTTCGTTCCATATCTCCGGCGAGCTCAGCGGAATATTAGGATTTTCAATTGCTCGCGCGTCTTGGCCAGGGTTGATTATGTAAGTTTGGTGCATTTACATTAACTCAATCGGGTTGTTGTCGTAATAGTCATACGTAGGCATTGGCTCAGCTTCCGCAATGCTTCTCCCTAATGCCATAATCAGGGCAACCATTCCGTCAATCTTTGCCGGATTGTCGCTGCTGGGTTTTATCGGCCGTTTGTTGTTGTTTGGATCGGTTTTAATAGTGACGTTTTGCGCTTGCCAATTCAAAATCGGGTTGTTGTTGTGGCGCAAATTGCCGCTGATTACTAATCGCTCCAGCTCGGCCGTAGGCCCTGCAAAGTGCATGATCGTTTGTGGGAAGTTTGTCCGTAAACAACCTAGCTGATTCTCTAACCGTGTTGTTAAATCTTCAGCAAACAAACGGTCATACACTATCTCGGTAATTATAAACTTTTCGGACAGTTCCGCTATTCTATTTTCTACAACGTTGTAATCAATTACGTCGCCTGGTATCAAATCTACATAGCCATCTGCTGCCCATTGCAAGTATGGGGCCAAGTGGTCATTTTCTTTAGCAGCCTTTTCTGGGTAAAAGAAGTAAGGCAAACAGGCGTAATTCCCATCGCCCTCATCAAATACCAATACAAACGCAGTCATATCTTTTGTGCGGCTTAAATCTAATCCGCCGATGCACTCTCGGCCTAAATAGTCATCCTCATCAAACACTACCCGGCAATTGTCCCAGTCCGATTTTTTAAGCCAGGGACTGAACGACGTTGACCAAATGTTGAGCCGGTACATTTTGAAGTTTTGCCAGTCTGTAAGGCTACGCTGTGCGCGGGTCATCGACTTCTTGAATTCTGCCTCACTGATAATTGTCCCCATTGACGGATTAGCTTTTTTCCATACGTCAGGGTTCATTAGCTCATCATCGGTCATCGTAGAATCGGCGGCGTATTTTAAAAAAAAGAACTCGTCGTCGTCTATCTCGCCGGCGTTGACTTTTTCGCCATATTCCCATTGTTTACGGCCGTAGCCTAAAAGGTTATTTCCGGCCGTTGATATTTCAAAACGCATCCACTCGCTACGGCTGATCCCAGCATGTTCTATAGCATGCGCCGTGCGGCTGTCTACTACGTGCACTTCATCCACAATAGTAGAACCGTTTAACCCCTCTAGTGATTGATGATTAGAACCGGCAACAATTTGATAGTTTGAATGCGTCGGCTCATAGCTAATAACGCCGGTTGAATTGTTAATCATGCAAACCTGGCTAAGCGCCGGCGATTGTTCAACCATCATGCAGGCGTTTTTGTGTACGATTCGCGCCTGCTTCATATCGCGGGCACAGCTATAGATATGCTGGCCAGGTTCACCGTCGGCGGCCATCAAGTACAAACCGACAGCGGCTCCTGTCGGACTTTTACCGTTTTTCTTTGGTAGCCAAACGCTAGCGATTCTAAAACGCCGGAGCGTACGCTCGTAGAATTCACTGTGAGAAACCCAGCCGAACAGCCGGTAAAACATCTCTACTTGCCAATCCATCAAACGGATAGGCTTGCCGGCATAGTCTCCTTCGTACAAGCACAATTGCGACTCTATAAAATTGCAAACGTGCTCGCCGCGTTCTTCCTCCATAAAATAGCCGTTAGCAGCAGCCTTTTCGTCGGCTTCGTTGAATATCCAGCGTTTAGTTAGTTTGTCGGTCATCGCTGGCGTGGGTTAATCGCTTGTATAGCTTCGGAAGGTTTATTTACAACTATTCGCGCACGGCTTGAAGGGGTTAAGCCAAATTCTACTAATATTTTCAATAGGCGATCATACCAATCCCGCGCCGCTATGTCGTTAGCGTTACGCTTGCCATCTACTACGATTCCTTCGCGGTCACTGGCCTCCTGGCACCGTCGCCAGTTTGCATAGGCTACGGCTAACTGCTCCATTGCTACCCGTTCGGCTACGGTTACAACGCCTAAATCGTCTAACAGGTTGACATAATACGTGTAAGCCTCTTTCGCGTGTTTGTCTTTTATCCACGCTGGCCGGCGGGTTTTTTTCTGTGTGGGTTTCGGTTCATTATGGTTAACATTCTGCGGGTTTTTCTTAGCTTGTCCACGCAGACGCGAGATTTCACTCGGTAATTTTTTGCGTCCTCGAACCATAAAATTTAATCGTACAATTTGTGGGAAAAAAATGCACGCC